GGTCGCCAGCACAACAGAGCGCGGTTCCTCCCGGTCACGGCGACCGTGGAGCGTGTACCACTCCGCTAGGGCCGCTTTTGCGGTTTCAAGATCGCCAGTGCCGAGTGATGCTCTGCGAGTCTGTCGCGTTTCGGCGTCGAACCATGTTCGGCACCACTGCGGGCTGTTAGGCCGTCGGCTGAGCCAATACTCGCCAAGCTCAAATGGCCGTTCGTCTGAATTTTTGGACATGCGGGGACCTCATTCCTTTGCAAATAATCGAGAATATGTTGTTCGGTGTACCGGGGACGGCCTCCAATTTTGACATAGGCAATTTCGCCACGGCTGCGGATGCGCCGCAACGTGTCAGCCGACATCCCCAGCCGCGCGGCTGCCTGCCTTTCGGGCAGTAGCTCCGGGAGCTTGAGGATGTCGGCTGACATCGGATTGACCTCAGAACGTACCGTTGAGGCGGACAGCGACATCCGGGCTAGGGTTAGCGGCGGCTTCCGTCGCCACGCCCAGCTTCGTATTGCCGCTGGCAGTCTTATTCACGAGTCCGGTGGCGGAATCGTAGTAGACGACATCACCCGCCGCGATGGCGAGCGCCGACACCTTGGGCAGGCGGAAAACGCCGACCGTATCGACATCGACAGGCGCGCCGTTCGCCGCGTCGCCATTGGCAACGCCGATGATCGACCCGACGGCGACCACTTCGCCGGAAGTGATTTCCGCCGGAGCGGTCAGAGTGAGCGTGTTGCCCGGCTGGATATAGTTCTTCATCTCAAAGTCCTTTCGAGGTGCGAAAGATGATTGTGGAGGGTGGCCGACCGCCGCTCAGGTTCGCGATTTCCCGGTCCAGAGCCGCCAAGGCGGCCCGCATTTCCGAACCTGAGGAAAAGGCGACCTCCTCCCCGTTCTGGTCCCGGAACGAACGGATTCCGTCGGTCAGGGCCTTGAACAGGGAGTCGCGCCGTTGCTGGAGGTCGGCCAAGGTCGCCATTACAGGTCGTCCTCACCCAGATCGTGATAGGCCCCGCGCCAGTCCACGGCCCCGCAACCGAAGTCGAGGACAACACGGAACTCCCGGCCAAGGACCTCCCAGCCGTCGCGGCTGGCAATCTGCGGTCCCTGTGCGGACGACAGATAGGCATATTCGAGGACGGGCAGCATCGCCGGGTCGGCGAACACGTACCAGTCATCCCCGGACAGGCGCGGTTCGATCAGCAGCGTCATTTTGCCGGAGAACGGATTCTGGTCGTCCACCTTGGCGGCTGCCAGTTCTGCCAGCAGTTTTTCAAAGGTCGTTTCCAGTTCCGGCGCGGCAAGGATGAACTTGGGCGTCGCGCTGATCGGAGACACGCCGTCCAAGCCGGTCTGACGGCGAAGCGCCAGCCGGGCAGCCGACAGCGAGTCCACGTCGGGAGCCGCGCCAGTTACCGACAGGTTGCCATGCGCGGCGGAGAACAGAGCGTTGCCGTCCTCCATCACGGGGTTGCCGGTCAGCAGTGAGACAAGCTGGTCCGCTTCCGTTTCGGCGGCGGCCCGGCCCATCATTTCCGCCCAGCGCGCGAACGCGCCAAGGTCGTCATTAATGATCGCCTTGCGGGACAGGTTGAACATGCCGCCAAACGTCTCCAGCGAATAGCCTTCCTTGGCTTCGCCGGTCGTCAGGGCCTTGATCTCCCCGGCCTCCGTCACCTTTTGCAGCTTGCCAAACTCGCCCAGCTTGAGGAGCGACATGGGGCGGAAATCGTCCGCCGTCCGCTGGCGCGCCAGTTGCTTGAGTTGCGATTCCGCTGCCCGGTATGCGGGCATGAGAATCCGGTTTCCGGTCGCCGTCAGCAAGTTCGGGAAATCGCTGGTCGTGTGGAGCGCGCGGGTAAGCACCTCCTCCCGGCCAAGCGTGGCAATGCCCGCCTGCCCGGAACGCTGGAGCGACTGGCGCGCCATGTCGGACATGCCAAGCGACATATAGGCCCGCGCCCCATCGCTGGGTTCGGTCCCCATCGCCCGGCAGGCGAGAGCTTCCGCCATGCGGTCCTGCACCACGGCAGGATCATCGCCCGACGGCCCGACGCGGATATTCGAGACCGGGACGCTGCGACGTTGCATTTCAGCGAACACGGCGGAACGGGCCTCCTCTACGGTCGCCTCACGGTCGATCAGATCGTTCGCGAAGGCGGCTGGCAGGCGCGCATAGGTGACGGCGCTGCGAATCTGGGCATTGGTTTCAGCCCGCGTTTCGTCTTCGGGCGGGTCGGAAATGATTTCCTGCTGCCCCGTTTCAATTTCATCTTCCATCGTTTGACTCCTGATGGTGGCTTGTTTGTCGGCGGGGACCGCAACTAGGGATACCTCCACGATTTCGAGACTGGTCACGTTTCGGACCAGTTGGCCCGAACGTACATCGCGAGGTGAATCTGTGAATTTGCGGACACGGTAGCCGATACTGATCCCGGTCAGTATGCCGTCGGCAACCAGATCAAAGGCACGGTCGTCCCGGATATGAAGGGTTGCAAACAGCCGTCCCCCTTCAAATCGGAAGTTGTCAGCATACCCGAGGATATTGCTGACGCTGCCCTGATTGTGCGTATCCATGAGAGGGAGTCGAGACGCTACCCGGACAGCCTCAGCAGTCAGCGTCAGACGCTCGATCCGGCCCGGCATGGGAACCGGGGAATCCGTCGCCACAACCGCCTCCACGGTGCGGTTGTCGCGGTCCAGCGTGGACGGCTCAAAGGTCGCCCGCGCCCTGCGGATTTCGATCTTATCGAGCGAGCGGATAGACATTGCCGTCTCCTCTGAATGCTGATTCCGGCAGGGAATAACCGTGGCCGCGATACGCATATTTCAGATGTTCCCAGTCCAGCCGACCGCCCGCGTCAGTGATCCGCGCATGGTCGAGAATGATGCCTTGCAGGACAGGCACCAGCAGGCCGTGGTGGACGCCGACGAACAGCTTTTGTTCGGTGGGCAGATGCTCAATTGAGACGTGATAGCAGGGGTCATGCAGGCGCATCGGCGGCCTCCTTCGCTTCTCCGAAGGACAGGCCCAGTTCGCGTTCGCGCTCCCGGTCGGAAATGATTTCCGCGTCCAGTTCCTCCACGCTATAGCCTTGTGCCGCAACGGCCCGGCGGCGGGAGGTCAGCCCGGCGGCAATCATGGTCGCAGTCGCCTCCGCGTCCTTGGCCGGGTCGATCCACTCTTGCGCGGGCATGATCCATTCGCAGGCGAACCAGTCGTCCGCGTTGGACTCGAAGTCTGGCGCGTCGATTTCACCCGCCAGAACGGCGGTCGTCACGAACCGCTGAAAGATCGGGCGCAACAGTTGCGGGACGATAACCTGAAACTGGATTGCCTCCACGCGGCGGCGGAACTCCAGCAGCCCGGCCCGGAGGGACGAATAGTTCGCGCCAGTGAGGTCGCCTGTCAGCAGATATTCCGGGACGCCCAGCCCGGCGGCAATGCCGCGAAGCTGGAGCTTGGCGAAGTCCACTGTCTGCTGGGCGTTCTGAGGGCCGCTAAACTTGATGTCGAAACCGGCAGGGAGGACCTTGAGGGTCCCCGGCTCCAGCCCGGACTCCATGACGGAATCTGTGCCAATCCCTTCAAACGGGAAGCCGCTGGCGGAGCCGTTCTGGTCGATCAGGAATCCCGCGAACATGGCGGCGACTTTCGCGGCGACAAGCAAAGCGTCGTCCAACTGGTCCAGTTCGCCCGCTCGGATCAGGACAGGCGCAAGCCACGAAATGCCGCGAACCTGCCCCGGCCCTAGCGGCTTGAACAGATGCACCATGTCGGCGGCGGAAACGCGGACGGGCTGCGCATAGCCTTCAAAGATCGCTGTAGGATCGACCGGGCGGACCCAGTAAGCGACCCGGCGGCCTTCCGCGTCAAACTCCACGCCCGCGATGATGCGACCGCCGGAACTCAGTTCGCCGGTCTGGGCGATGTCCACTTGCTCCGGCGCAATGCGGCGGAGGCGCAAGCCTTCGTCCGTCGTCGCGAGCTGGATAAAGGCTTCGCCGCTCACCACCATGTCCCGGACGGCTCCGGCGGTCAGGCCGGGGAAGTCCGTCCGTTCGTCCAGATCACAGACAGCGGCCCAGCGGTTGAACGCGGCTTGCACCACAGGGCGGCTTTCGCTGTCAGGATGTTGCGGCGTCGGGGTCATGCCCGCGCCGACCAGCGCCGTTACCCATGTCGCGCTTCCGTTATTCAGCCATGGGTTATTCTCCACGGCATAGCTGGCCTTGCGCGCAATGACGGCGCTGCCCGCCAGCGTCTCCGGGCCATAGCTCCCGAACGTCGCGTTGCCCCGCTGCCCGCTGGTCGCGTCAAACCTACGCTGGAGGACATCGCGTCCAGCGGGCCGGGTCTGACGGCGACCGAATAGCCGGGAGAGAGGCGACGGCAAGCGCATGTCAGTTGCCCGACACCGTGCCCGCAAGCGCAACACGAATGTTGCTCAGATAGCGGGTCGCATTGATAGACAGGCCGTCGCGGAGAGCCGGGGCCGCTTCGTCGATAACATCGAACCCGTCAAAGCCGGGCCAGACGTGAATGAAAATCGGGCGGTCCTCCTCCCAATAGAGAGGCGGTAACGCCTTGATCGACTTAACCGCGTCGGCGCGGAGGCGGGCGTTATCGTCATTGTTGAAAACGATGGTCGCCGCGTTGTCGTCATTCGGATCGCCCGGACGGGTACGGCGAGCGCCCTGAAAACCGGCAACCTGATTCAGGATCGACGCCACCATTTTCGGGCGGTCGGTCGTGCGCGCCAGTTCGACCGCAAGCGCAAGCTGAGCGACATCGGCAAGAACGAAGTCACGACGCTTGCCCTGACTGCTATTCGGCGTGAACGTCGCCAGCCCGTAGGCGGTGTAATAGCGGGTCAGGGTCGCCGGGCTTGCGCCGATGGCAGCTTGAACCTGACCGCCGCTGAACGTCATATCGTCCAGCCGTTCCAAAAGTGTTTTCTCGACCATGCGGGCCTCCGATTGCTGAGTCGGTGGCCACCATAGGTCAAAACTTCGGATGTGAAAAGGAAAACATCATCTCTGAAATAGTATCTTGCCGTCGCACTGCGAATCGGCTATCAGAGATGTTCCGGACAGGAGGTTAGTCGTGGGGACCGTCCTTTTGTCTGGTAGCTTCGGGCGTCTCCTAACGACGAAGTGATTTCCGGGAAGGCCGGGCAGGGAGTTGGTTACGCCCTGTCCGGCCTTCTTGTTTCTGTTCTTGCTGAAAGTTGGTATGCCGCCCTCCAATGCATTCTGCATTTGGCAACGGGGGAAAGTGGCATGGCGAATATCTGGCGTAAGAAATCATTGACGCTCGCGGAGTGGTCCGCGCTCCAGAATGACTTCGCGAATCTTCAAATGGTAACTGGTGCCCCGGCGAACTTGGCAATGTTCGTTAAGGGACAGGCAGGCGAACCAACGGATGACATTTACATCACCGGACCGGGCATTGAAGCAATTGAGGCGCGATCCCCCGGCGGCTGGGAGGATGCGGACGCGCCCTCGGGCAATGGCGTGTCGCTGCTGGTCGGCGAAGGCGACCCTTGGAGCCTGTTTGGCATCAATAAGCCGGTCTGACGGGGCAACTCAGTGGAATGGCTTCGGATCGGTTTGGCCGCAATCATAACGACGGCAATCTCGGTTGGCGCTTTCGACTATTTTCATCGGCGTCAAAAACGTCGGGAGGCCGAAAACCCGGATCATAAGGAGGACGAAAAGCAGCGCGCCCAGAAAATTGTGGGCAACATCGGCACCGCTGCTGTCCACCTCGTGCAACTTGCGGGGGGATTGGCTGCTAGCATTCCAATGTTCGCGCTACTGATTTTCATCGGCTCTGGATCGAGCCTCCCAAAGATCGAGGACGTTGGTTTTTTCGCGGCCCTATTTTTCGGCGGCTGGATCGTATTCGCGTGGTGCCTTCGGATAACAGACGCACTAGACGAAAAGAAATAGGCTGAAGTCCGGTCGCCTATCGCTGCATCCATTTCGACCGGATGACCGGCGACCGGGAAGGCGAGAGCGCGGCTGGCGTCGATAGCTCCTCCTCCCGGCGGTCCAGATTGGCCGTGACAAGGTGACGGGCGGCGAAGGCATAGACGACACAATCGAGAGCTTCCGCCCTCATTCCCGGCTTGCGCTCAAAACGGCGGACAGGTTGCCCTCTGACATACCGGACAACGCGCCTTTCGCTGGCAAGCTGCTCGTACCATGCCGTCTCCAAGCTATCGCTGAATCGGATTGTCCGGCCCCGCGACAGGCGCGTAAGAATCTGCGATTTCAGCCCATCCACGCCGACAAGGAATAGCCGGACGCCCTTGGCTTGCGACGCCGTGACCGGCGGGCGCGTTCCCGCGACGCCCTTCCCGGCCATGATCTTGCGACCGAACCGGGGACGGCAGAACGCATAGACATGGGCGGTCCAGTCGCCATCGCCGGAGTCAATGATGGCCGAGTCCAGGCGGAGCGTTCCACCGCGCGGATGCGGCCATGCCGTTTTCAGCAGTTCGTCCAGTTCGGCCCATGTCGTTTCGTCGCCAGGGCTGCCCCAAATGACGACGTGCCCCAAGATCAGCGAAGCGTCCCGGCTCCAGCCGATGAATGTCACCTCTAGCCGGTCGTCCTGCACGTCCACGCCAGCCGTGACGACAAGGACCTCCGGCGGGATGTTATCGAGGCCCCACGGCTCCGCGCGGGCCTGCAATTCGCTTTCCTCCAGTTCGTCGGCTGCTTCCCTCCAGCCTTCCGCCAGAATGGTATTAACGAACGTGCAAAGCATGTCCGGGCTGCCCTTCGCGGCAAGGAACTCCGCTGCCAGTTTGCCCCACGCCGCGTTGGCATGGGGAGAGACCAGCGCATTGATCCTGAAACCGGCATGGCCTTGCACCTCCGGGCGCGTGGCGCGCCAGCAGCCTGCGTCGATCATGGCGGGCTTGTGCCGTTCGGAAATGATTTCCGCGCAAGCCGGGCAACGGAACGCCGCCGTCTCCGGCTGGTCCGGCTGCCATTCGATATGCGACCACTGGATTTCCGTGAACGCGCCGCACTCCGGGCACGGGACCTCAAACACGCGCTGGTCCGACTGGGCATAGGCGCGCAAGACATTGCTGGTCGCCTCAAGCGTCGGCGTACTCCCCATGATGATCTTGCGATTGGCGAAACTGAGCGTCCGGCGCTCCGCCAGCAGGACCGGGCTGCCTTCCGCTCCCGGTTCCATTGCGTCCGCTTCGTCGATCAGCAGGACGCGGACATTGTGGCGGCGGAGGTTCCGGGGCGACTTTGCCGCCACCACCTTGAGCGACCCGCCGGGGAAGCGCCGGGACAGCAGCGTGTTGCGACCGCCTTCCGCGCTATCGTCGCTCAGCAGTCCGGCAAGCGCGGGCGTGGCGGCGAAAATCGG